TTGACCACCTCTGATATTTCACGAGGATTTGCGCCAGAAGGATTAAGGATACGAAACATTAGCGAGTTCCCTGCCCTGTGATGTCAATGTCAACACCAATGATATTTGACCAACGTGCGCCAGTAGGTTTAATTGATAACTTGTGATATTTTCCTGCACTCCTAAATGGTACACGATTTTCGCTGTCAGCAGGGATGTAAGAACCAAAGTCAATTACTTGGTCTAATTTTACTTGAGATGCAATAGCAACGTCAGCAGAACCAGCATCTACAATTGGTCTTACAAGAGTTACTACTGAAGGCATCTCGCTACCAATTTCACCTGTATCAATCTGTGCTGCTGAAGGTTGACCTGTGAAGGTTACAATCTTTGTACCCCTAGCACCAGCCAATAAGAACTTGCCACCAGAGAATAGATTGCTATCGAATGATGTGGTAATGGTGTCCATGTTTCCGTACAAGTCCATGCCTTCTAGCGTAGTGCCAGCAGTAGCAGAAGATGCCACATAATTAACATCTGTAGAACCATAAGTCCACTTCTGAACTTGCCAGTTATATATGAGTAATGTTCTATTGCCAAATGTGTCTAAGAAGTTCCATATCACAATCTTGCGTGATGGATCAACTGTTGTTGACATTGTATTTAGCAAAGATGGGTTAGCGTTAGAATAAAACCAACGATCAATCTTTTCGTTTCCGATAGGTGTTACTGATTGACCATCGCAAGCATAGAAACCTTCTTCTCCTAAGAAGAATGTCATGTTGCCGTACTTGGCAATTGAGTTAGCTTCAACGCATCCAATCCCACGAGCAATGGTATCAAACTGAAAGAATAAAGGTGAGCCAATGTATGACATACGCACGATGGCACGCTCTAGCAAGATTAAACCTGTTTCGCCACCTGTGATGCCTGTAATGTTACCGCCATCTGGAATAATCTGGAAGTCAGACTGTGATGCAGCACCAGAAGTCCAGTTAGTTTCATCGTTGATGTTAGACCATTGAACCTTGTTAGCGTTAGTTCCACTATCCAAGTTAGCTGATACAACAAAGTCACGAACCACAGTCACAAATTTAGCAATTGGTGCAGCAGCAGCCAAGTCATCAAATGTAGTGCTTGATCCTAACGTAAAATACTGTAACTTGTTGACATTATTAGCAGCAATAACTGTATCACCGAACTGTACAAATCTCCATCTATCTACGTTAGAGTAATTTCCAGTTTTGGATACATTATCCATAGACAAGTCTGAGCCATCTAACCTAAATAACTTAGTTGCACCACCAGCAAATACGTTTGTAGTTGCACTAAAACGACCAGCAAATACGTTGTTAATGTTTTCACTAGCAGCAACAGAATAATCTACGGCAGTAGGAAATGGAACGAATCCTACAGCAGCAGGAACTACGTTTTTAGCAACAGACAAGTTCTCAACGATACTAGGTTGATCTGGTGTCCACTCTGTAAATGTTATGCGCTGTGTAGCCATTAGCTTAACGCTTTAATCTTTGCTGTTAATAATTCTAGTTCAGCTAACAGTTCATTTTTTGTAGGGGGAACTAAAACAGGAACTGGGTTTGCAGCTTCATATTCAGCTTGTTTTTTCGCCCTTATTGCATCAGCTTCCTCTTCAGTAATCAAAGTAAAATTAGCAGGAATTAAATGGTCTTGAGAACCATCTAATTCATAAGCCCATAACCCATTGTTTAAGTCTTTATATGTTTTCATTTTTTACCTTAATTCAGTCCAAGATGTAATTGTCATTGTATTTCCACTACCAGCAGCATTAGTTACTGAATATGTTCCAGAACTTGGAACAATAAAAGAATGAACTGAAGGTAGTCTATAAAAACCACTAGATTCTGATGTTTGTATTGATGAAATTGTTGTTCCGCTTACAACAGCAGTAGATGTATTTTGATTACCATTTCCATTTGTAGTTGAAGTAACGCTAACAAATACTTGAATTGGCTTTCCTGTTGAATTTGTATAAGTAGTTCCTGATGCTCTTGAACCTATTACATCTGTCCAAGTTTGACCTATACCTATACTATTATTTGCTGCACTAGTCCAAGTTGTGCCATTAGATGTTAATACGTTACCAGTAGTGCTTGGTGCAACAAAAGATGGTGTAGAAGTTCCGTTACCCAACATAACATTGTTGGCTGTTAGTGTTGTTAGTCCTGTACCACCATTAGCTACTGCCACAGTTCCTGTTACGTTAGCAGCAGTTCCTGTAGTATTTTGATTCCATGTAGGAATAGTTCCAGTAAGACCAGAATATGCAACATTAGTTGCTGTAGCTGCGTTACCTGTACATGAACCTGATGAGCCAGTTACGTTACCAGTCACATTACCTGTTAAATTTCCAGTCACATTACCTGTTAAATTTCCAGTAAAACCACTCGAAGCACTAGCAGTTGTAAATGCGCCTGCAGATGGAGTTGTTGCCCCTACAGTACCATTAATATTGCCTGTAACATTACCTGTTACATTACCTGTTACGTTACCTGTTACGTTACCTGTTAATGCGCCAGTAAATCCACCAGATGCAGATGCTGTTGTGAATTGACCAGTTGCTGGTGTAGTAGCACCTACTGTTCCGTTATGCGCCCCAGTAGTAGCCCCTGTAACATTGCCAGTTACGTTGCCTGTTACGTTACCAGTTACATTTCCTGTCAAGTTTCCTGTAACACCTGCCGTAGCAGTTACAGCACCTGTCAGCGTAGAAGTTCCAGTAACAGATAAAGCACCGCCTACTGTAAAGTTGTCTGCATCAGAACCAACCTGCTGATCCTTTAATTGAGCCATCAACTCACGAATAGCGTTATTGATGCCAGATGGCGCACATCCTTCAGCAATGTCAATACCACCGATGTCTGTGTTATTTGCTGGAGTTGAACTAAACTCACTTATCTTATTTTTTGGCATTTTGTTTCCTTAAACTGAAGTTATGGTTTCCCAACCTATTGCACCACCAACACGAAGTTTGTTTAGTGTAGTATCAAAGTATAATGCACCTTTAACATAAGCTGGCGCACCTGCTGTAGTAGCTTGCTGAGGATATATTAATCCACTTACATTTAAAGTGCCTGCACCTGTGTCTGTAGTGTTGCCAATTGATAATCCACCTGAAGCATGAAGTGTCATTGCTTGGGTAAAAGTTATAGTATTTTCTGCTGTACCACTAGGTGCAGTATGCCAAGAATGAACGCTATTTAATTGAGAATAATAAGATGCAAAACCATTAGAAATATATTTATTATTTCCACTAGTCCTATCATAGTTATAGGCAAGCATTGTTCTATCCCCTGATACACCGCTATTTAAAACTGTATTTTTTATTTGTAATGTAGGACTAAAATTTCGGTTAGCACTAGGGAATACACCAATGCCTACGTTACCATTAGGATCTTTAACTAAGCCACCAGCACCGACATTTAGTGTGTCAATTGTTGTATTGCCTAAGATTGTGTTGCCTGTGGTTTCAAGGTCTGCTGCTAATATTGAATCGCCAGCTTGGTATTTATCTGTATTTAGGTTAGTAAAGTTTGCATCAACTTCATTATAAGTTAATGGCGATCCTTTTCCTGCTCTTGTTACTATTGTTGACATAATTATCCTTGTCTATACCAAGTATTGCTATTTACTAAAACATTAGTCCATGTAGAATTAGAAACGTATCCATAAACCCAGTACCCATCAAAAACATACAAGTTGCCATTATCACTTGTCCATGTATTTGTACCTACTGCAACATTTGCCCAAGTGTTACCAAGACTGCTTACTGCTAGGTTTGCTGTACAACTTATTGCGCCACGAGCAGAATAATTAGCATTTGCATAGCAACTTACTGTGGATAACGCATTTATTCTTCCAAATCCACTATAGATAGCGTTAGAACTTGCAGAAACGCTTGCTAACGCATTTATCTGTGCAACCCCTAGTCTTTGCCTTACCGCATCAGCAGTTACGCTTCCTGTGGCGATTATGGAAGCTGAATCTGACTTAACTCTAGTAGCGTTACATGAAACATCTGCATAAGCATTTATACTTGCTACAGCAAATAGAATCCTAGTTGCTAATGATGCAAATGGTGCTTCAGCAAAAGAACTAAATCCAAACATTAATTATTCCTAAAACAAAAGCACCGCCTAATACTGTAGCCACAAAATCCCAAACATCTGGTGTATGAGTAGCTTTATGAAGATAATCGTATCCCTCTTTAGCTAGTGCTACTACAGCCACTAAAAGTAAAGACCAATAGCCAATTACCAAGTATGTAATTAAAGCCAATATGCCACCTGTAAAAAAGTGTGCTTGCTTATCTAATGGCACAGGGATTCTAGGGCTTGATAGCTTCATAAATAGTGTAAATATTTTTTCCATTATTTATCCAAACAAAAAGAAAAAGTTACTATTAACTGCTGGTGCGCCACCTACAGTATAAACAATAATAATTGCACCTTGTGCGCCTGCACGACCACCATATAAAGTTGTTCCTGAAGTATTGCCAGCACCGCCAGCACCGCCACCATAAGAGCCAGCAGGGGCTGTTGCATTAGATAAAGTTGTTGAGCCACCTGAACCGCCACCTGAACCAAACGAGCCAAGAATATCTACACCAAACCCACCATTACCGCCAGCACGAGCATTACGACTTGCACCTGAACCGCCACCACCTACTGTTCCTCTACTACCTTTTGATGTGCCTGATGGGGGAACACCGCCACCTACTCCTAGTGAGTTATTACCACCTGCACCTGCTGAACTACCACCATTACCGCCTGCTGAACCACCACCATTACCACCACCACCGCCACCAAATCCTATTGACGTATCTGAAGTACCATTGCCACCATTACCACCATTTCCGTTGACACCAGCAGAACCGCCACCACCACCGCCAGCATTTACATTAAATGCGCTATTACTAGCACCACCTAAACCACCTGTGCCACCTGTATAAGTACCTATGCCACCTACACCAGCAGTAGAAGTAGGGGTAGGAAACCCAAATGCTGAACCACCTGTACCACCTGTTGCTGTATTAGTTGTATTCCAAGTAGTAGTGCCACCTGTACCAGCAGTTGTTAAATTACCACTACTATTTCCTACCCCAGCAGTACCACCAGCACCAATTGCATAAGATACAGCACCGCTGATAGTTTGATTTGTAAGAAGTGTAAATCCACCACCACCACCGCCACCACCAGCAGCCCTATAAGCAATTGAGCTAACATTAACAACACTATTACCTGAGCCACCGCCACCACCACCTATTAAATAGATGTTATTGGAAGCGTTATTCCAATCAGCAGGTGTTGTAAATGATGTGCCTGTTGTTAAAATTGTTACCTTTTGATTTCCAACAGTTAAAAAGTTACTGCCAAAAGAAAATGTAACATTTTCAGTTACTGTAATTGTTAAACAAATAGCATTAGTGCCAATAGTGCAAGTAGCCGAAGAAAATTCATCAAAAAAAACATTATCCGCAGATGTTGGCGCAGAAAATCCGCCACCACCGCCTGATATATCAGACCAACTAGCTGTGTTTACATCATCCCACGTTCCAGCACTTACCCAATATCTATCAGCCATTACTCAATAGCCTTTGGTGGATTAAAGCGTACACCATCCCATGTGTAGCCAATATCGTAAGTAGGCAACTCAACCAAAATACATCCCTCTGGTGGAGTATCTGTGACTTCAGCCACAATAATGTTGACCAATACACCATCTTGAATAACTGCACAATTTGCCATGATTTATCCTATGCTACCGCTACGCATCGCCATTTAGATGTAGCTACGTTCCATACGAAGCCAATATCAAGACGATTGGTAGATACTGTTGTTGTTGGAAGTGTTGCTGTGGATGATTCAAAAGAAGCACCCCAAGTAATTGCTCTTGCCGCTGTACCTACAATGTAAATCCATAGCTTTTGACCATTTGTAGGAGTACCGCTTAAATTTGTAGTGAATGATGTAATGTCAACCGCTTGTGCAGTTAAACCAAATTGGTCTGTGTTATCTGTGTTGATTGTAGGTGTTGCGCTAGATGTTGTTGTTGATACTCTAGGGCTAATTCTTGCTGTTACTGCACCAAAAATCGTTGCTTGTGTTGTACTTGAGTTGCCTATTACTGTGCTATTAGCACCTGTGCCAACAGCATTTGCACCAATAGCAATTTCATTACTGCCAGTACCTGTTGCGTTTGAACCAATGTAAACACTATTTGAACCTACTAAATTAGTAACTCCAGCGTTATAACCTAAAGATGTGTTATTACTTCCTGTGTTTTCGTTTAATGCAAAACTTCCTAAAGCTGTATTATTAATACCAGTTTCGTTAAGTGCTAATGCTTGATAACCAACGCCAGTATTGTCACTGCCTGTAGTGATGGAAGATAATGCAACACTTCCTAAAGCTGTATTCTCAATACCAGTTGTATTGGCAGATAATGTAGTAGCCCCTAACGCAGTATTATCACTTCCTGTAGTGTTATTCCCTAAAGCATCTGCGCCTATTGCAGTATTACTAATGCCTGTAGTGTTAGCAGATAATACAGCACTACCAAAAGCAGTATTAGTCAAAGTATTTGTACCAATGCCTTTACCAACTTTTAAGTTATTGACTGTAATGTCTGTAGTAAATACTGCATTGGTGTTGGTTATAGACACCGCAGATGGATAAGTAACAAACACATCTTTATCGCCAGCAGAGAAGTCAATTAATTCAGTCGTGCCTAAACTATTTGAGAATACACCATTGCGAGATAGTGTCGTGCCAGATGCCGTATAAGTGCCGATACCTACCTCAAATTGAGATCCACCTGAGATGCAGTAGTAAGTAGTGTTAGCGTTACCAATATCAGCGAATGAACGGAATCCTGTGGATGCACCAGCAAGTGTAACTGATCCTGTACCTGTGGTGGTAGTGGTTTCCTTAACCCTGTCTTTAACGATTAAAGCCATTGTCTATCCTTAAGCTAATGTTACTGAAAGGTTGCCAGAAGCTATCTTAAAGATGTCACCAGTTTCAATTGTCTTAGATGAATCTAGTGCTGTGTGGTAAAGAAGGTTGCCAGAAGTAGAAGCATCCATCAAGCCAATCCAGCCTACTGTACCCCATGATGATGTACATTGTGGAAACGTGCAGTCTGCGTTAGATACTGATACACCATTGCTAGGTGCAGCGAATGTTACTGATGTTCGTGCGTATGAGCCACCAGTTACCTCTGTACCGCTACCAGCATCCGTAGGATCGCTAGTAAATAGTGCCACATAGACTGTGGTAGGTGCAGTAAAGTTAGTACCTCGTAGTGTGGCATTAATTAGTGCTTGCTCAAGATAATTTGACATTTCAGCCATGTTAATATTCCTTAAATTTGTTAGACTTGCTTCTGTTATTAAATTGTGTAATTACTTGCATATTTTGTGGAACATGAAGCCCACACACCTTGCCATTCTTTAACGGAATAATATGATCTACTTCATATTTAATGCCAAACATTGTTAAATTCATCCAATCACGCATGGCATAAATAGCATCAACACTATTTTTTACAGAATCAAACCATGATGGTACAGCATTTCTTTTTAATGCTCTTCTCATTCCAGCATAAGCCATTACTTTTGATTTATTATTTTCATAACATTTTTTTGCATTAATTTTATATTTATCTGGATTATCTTTAACCCATTTGTTAGCCATCATAATCTTATGCTCACGTTTATTTGCATAAGTAGCAAAATGATATGCTTTTGCTTTTTCTAATTCACTTTCTTTATTATTTTGATACCATTCCTTTTTGCTTTCTTTACAGCAATCTTTACACCAAGAGTTAAGTCTAGTTTTTAATTGCCTAAACTCTAAATCTTCTTTTTCAACTTTGCACCTAACACAAAGTTTCATGATTATTCCTATCGTGTTGCTATTGAAATTGAAAGTGGTGAACCGCCATACTCACCTTGATCGTCACTTACTGTTAGTGCAGCCAATGATCTGTCGTACATAGCTGCCCATGTCTGCAATCTTGCATCGTTCATTAAGTACGGCTCTGCTTCACCTAGTGCGCCATACAGCAACAAGTCTGGGCAATTAGCCAAGAATACGTTAGATGTGTTTGATGTCGTTAAATATGGTGGTGTAGCGTAGTAAATCATCTGCAATGTGTAGATGCCATCTGGAATAGGTGCTAACTGAAACTCTTGAGCAAGCACAGTATATTGCAATGGTACACCAGAGATTGCTGCGTTAGTATTGCGATAGAAGTTTGATGGTGACTGATACCCAAGTGTCTGTACTGGGTTTGTGTTCATGTGCAAGTCACGCATCTGC